TGGTACAAGAACTTTTGTAACTGAAGTTAATGACCATAAACCTATCGGTAATGAATTAATTAGACAAGATGTAGTTCCATTTATTCGTTCTAGAAATGTAACATTTAGAGCATCTAAAATGAAACCTAAAACAAGAGTTTATCCTTTCTTTGATAGACAATTTATTGGAACTTTCTGTACTCCAGACGGTGGTAAGCCTGGTGGTACACTAACAACTATAACTTTACCAGAGACTCCAAACTGGACTGCCGTAGGTAAAATTAGATTTGGTTATGATAACACAGACCAAGCAAACGATTATGTTGCAAAAATTATGAGTTCTGATTCAGAGTACGGATTCAATACAGTAGGACAATTTTCATTACACACTACAATTAATATTGCAAGAGGAAGTAATGCGTTTTATAGTTATGACTTTACAACTGCAGCTGAGGGTGTTGTTGGCCCAAATATTCAAGGTGAAAAGTTTTGGAGAATCCAAATTGAAAGAGCAGTAGACCCTATTCATACTTGTGCTGGACACAGATTATATGGTGTAGAATTCTTTAATGCAGATGCAACAACTAATATTGATTTAACACAATTCTGTTCTGTTGTACAATTCCAAAACTTAACAAATCCAAGTGCGAGTATAGATGGTATAGTTCCTCCAGTTGGTGCAGTAACGCCTGGTAATATTGGTGTTGCAGAAGAAATGAGAGATTCTGTTCTTCAGATTACATATAACTTATTTACTGGAACAAGAACACAAACTCCAGAAAGTGGAACTGTTCAGAAACTATTACCACCTGGCGAAGATGGTTCTGTATTTATCACAGGCCCAACTGGTTCAATAAGTGGTGTCTTTAGTATACCAGACCCTAATGCTCCAGGCAATCCATCATTTAAAACTGGTGAAAGACAATTCAGATTGACTTCATCTAGAATAAATGAAGCAGATGATGTTAATTTAGAGGGTGTTGAAACATATGCAGAGGGTATCTATACTGCAAGAGGTTTCTTAAACACTATTGAAGAAACTGTTACAAGAACAAGAAACGGACAATTATTCCAAGAAGAAGTTTTTGAAGCAAGACAATTCCAACACAGAGGTAGAACTTTGATACAACCGTGGGATCCCCTTGCTCAATCATTTATTGTTGACAGTGTTGGTGGTGAATTCATCACAAAAGTAGATTTATATTTTCAAGAAAAAGATGAAAGAGTTCCAGTAACCATTCAAATTAGAGAAATGAGAGATGGTTATCCAACTGAAAAACTATTACCACTTGCATCTAAAACATTAGAATCTTCTGAAATATTATTATCGGATGATGCAACTGTAGCTACAACATTTGAATTTGAATCACCAATTTATGTTGCAGACCATAGTGAATATGCATTAGTTATCAAAACAGACTCAAGAGATTATAAGTTATGGATTTCTAAATTAGGTGATGCAGATATTGATAGTGGAACGATTGTGAATGACCAACCATATCTTGGTGTGTTATTTAAATCTCAAAACAATAGAACTTGGAACGCATATCAAGATGAAGATGTTAAGTTTACAATTTATCGTGCAAAATTTGATACAAGTAAAACATCAAATCTAGTATTAACAAATGCACCAACAGAAAATAGAACATTAAAAGAAAATCCATTAGAATCATTAGCAAGTTCTGGTGTTGTAAAAATTACACATAGAAATCACCATATGTATGCAACAACAAACAATGTTAATATAAGTGGTGTATCTTCTGGAGTTAATACAACTCTTAACGGTGCTTTTGGTGCTTCAGATACTTCACTTACATTAACTAGTAATACTGGGTTTCCAGGCAGTGGTTCAGTAAGATTAAAAATTACAGTTCCAAGAGATTCAACTACTGGTGCAATAAGAGAAGATGAAATCTTTAGTGGTACTATTTCTGGTTCTTCTGTAACCAGTATAACAAGACCCACTGGTGCGATTGCACATACTTCTGGTGCTGCTATTGAACTATATGAAATAGATGGAATACCATTAGACCAGATTAATAGAACTCACACAGCAGTTGGAAATGTAGGAATTGATTCGTATACAATTACAACTGCAAATTCAGTTGCAACTCAAACTGCAACTGCAACAACAGCTGCAACTGCAACCGCTGGTATTAAATTTGGTGGTAGTACAACTATTGCAACTGAAAACGCAATGATGGATGTTATGAAACCACTTGTAAGTAATGTTGAATATCCTAATACAAAAATTACTGCAAACATCAGAACGACAACTGCAACATCTGTTGATGGTACACAAACATCATTTAATTTACAAGCGACCAGTGCATCTAGACCGATAGTATTAGGTAGAAACTATTATTACGATGTACCAAGAATGGTTGCATCTACTATTAATGAAACAAATGAATTAAACTCATCTAAATCTTTCTTCTTAACTTTGACTATGACTTCAGAGTTTGATAACTTAACACCAGTCGTTGATTTAGATAGAGCATCTATTGCAGCTGTAACTCATAGACTGAATAATATTCAAAGTTCATCAGATGTCTATCCAACTACATTGTTTGTTCCAGCAACTGAACCAGAAGGTGATAGTTTAGAAGCAATATATCTAACACGACAAGTTCAGATGAAGAGTGCAGCTAATCAGATAAATGTTAAATTTGATGCAGTTAGACCAGCAACATCAACTATTGATGTAATGTTTAAAACATTAAGAACAGATGACTCATCAGACTTTAATGATGTCGGTTATACTTTCTTTAATACAAACGGACAACCAGATGTTACTACTAACTCATCTACTACAAGAGATGACTTCATAGAACACGAATACTCTGCGAAAGACCTTGCAGACTTTAATGCGTTCCAAATAAAAATAAGAATGAGAGGAACGGATTCTACTAACCCACCAATCTTAAAAAGATTAAGGGTTGTTGCAACTGGATAAATTATGTCAGAATTAAAAGTAAAAGATAAAGACCATTTAGTAAGAGATACTTACTCTGGTGCAATATTAAATACAGATGAAAGTGCATTTAATAAAAGTAGAAAAATTAGAATGGAAGCACAAAGACAAAGAGATGAATTAAGAAATGCAGTTCGTGAGATAAATACTATTAAGTCGGAAATGCATGAAATGAAAAGTATGATGAAACAAATATTAGAGAAGAGTAATGGCTGATAGAAGTGTACTAGCATCAAATTCGTTTGAAACTTTCAGAACAACATTTAACTCAACTGCGAGTGATGTTGGTGATATTGCAGATTTACTAGCTGCAACTGGTACTATTGCATCTTCAACAGATATAGTAGAAGCGATAGTGGCACTAAATGCTGTTGCTTTTGATGCAACTGCAAATATTTCTTTTAGTGGTAATAATACATTTTCTGGTAGTAGCACTTTTGCTGGTGTGACATTAAGTTCTGGTGCATTAACTTTTGCAGACGGAACTTCACAGTCAACAGCTGCAACAACACAAGGTTTTGCGATTGCAGTAGCGGTTGCACTTGGATAAATAATAGAGAGAAACACAAATGGCAAATAATTTTAAAAATTCATTCGTAAGTGTAAGTTCTGCTGGAGAATATTATCAGTCTAATGCAACTGACTCTTTAACAGGCCCACAAACAGTTTATACTGCAAACAATGGTTCTGGAGTAAATTCAATTCTTATTGAATTAGATGCAGCTAATACTGGTGCTTCTGCAATAACAGCAACTGCATATCTTCAAGACACTAGTGCAACATTAGGAACAATAACAAGTATTGCATCATCAAGTGATACTGCAACAGTAACTTGTGCTGGTGCTCACGGATTACAAACTGGTATGTATGTAAATGTAACTGGTTCTACAACAAACTATGTTAATGGAATATATAAGATTACAAGAACTGGTGCAAACACATTCACATATGCACAAAACTCAAGTGCATCAGATGGAAGTGCAGCTGGTACGATAGTAATCTACAAAGCGTTTCATATTGTAAAAGATGCACCTATTCCACCACAATCAACTCTTAAAATTGTGTCTGGACAAAAGGTTGTTTTAAATAGTAACGATAAAGTATTAGTATATGGAAGTGCAGCTACATTAGATGTTGTTGCATCAATACTTGAAGATGTAACTTAATGGAGTTTGTAAATGGCATATATAGGTAAACCATTTTTAAATGTTCCAGTCAATTCATTTGCAAAAGAAGATTTCGTAGGTTCTGATACTGGTACAAATAATAGTATTGCAAATTCACTTGTTCTTTCAAGAGAGATTCCTGGCTTAAATGCATCAAATGTAGAAGTGTTTGTAAATAATATTAGACAAGAACCAGATGTTGCATACTTCATCAAAGATGATGCAAACGGACTTCCAAATATTTTAGAGTTTTCTGAAGCATTAGCTGGAAGTGATGAAATTTATATTATACACAAAGGTTTAGGGCCTGGTACAGAAAAAACTGCAATCGCAGTTGGTTCTATTACTGCATCTCTTTTAGACGACACTTTAAAAACATTTACACTAGATACATTTACTGGTGATGGTTCTACGGTTGCATTTGTTACATCATCAACCATATCGTCTGCAAATTCTCTTATCGTAACGATTGACGGTCTAGTTCAAAAACCATCAACAAACTATTCTACTTCTGGTGCAACTGTTACATTTACATCTGCTCCATCTGCATCTGCTGAAATAGAAGTTAGAGATTTAGGAATTAAAACATCAGTAAGAAGAGGTACTGGTTTTCAATTAGATACACTTACAGTAAGTGGTGGTTCAACAACTACCATGTCGTTATCACATAGTGTTCTTGCAAATGATGTATTTATTTTTATCAATGGTATTTGTCAAATCCCAACATCTGCTTATTCTATAAGTGGTAATACAGTAACTTTCGCATCTGCTTTATCTGATGGAGATGTTGTGGTTGCAAGATATCAGAGATAGAAATGCCCTTAACAACAATAAAATCTTCAAACATAAAAGACTCGGAAATAAAAAACGCAGATATTAGTCCATCTGCTTCTATAACTGAATCAAAAATTGCTGGATTAGATTCAGCACAAATAAGTGCAAATGCATTTAATATTGGTGTGTTAGGTTTCAAAATGGCAGTTAATGATGGACTTACTATTTTCAATCTAGTAGATGGTGTCGTAGATGAATTCAATGATGAATCTGGTATAGATACTGGAGAAAACTCAAATGCAACTTATGATGCAACTTCAGATTTTTATCAAAATTTAGGTGCAGCTACTCCAAACCCAGTTCCTCAATCTACATTTTCAGTATTTACATCTCCAGGCACATATAATAATCCTAGTACAACTACTGCTAGTGACATATTAATTGTTGCTGGTGGTGGTGGCGGTGCTGATGGTCAAGGTGGCGGTGGTGGTGCTGGTGGTGTTGTATTTGGTGAAAATGTAACATTGACACAAGGTGCATCATTTCCTATAACAGTAGGTTCTGGTGGTACTGGTGGTGATGGAACTGACCCAAATGGTTATAACTCGCCTGGAGCAAAAGGTGGGAATTCAACATTTACATTTCCTACACCTCTTGTAGTTACTGCAATAGGTGGTGGTGGAGGATTACAAAACAACTATGGTACTCCGACTCCATTAGATTCAACAGCACAAGGTGGTTCTTCTGGTGGTGGTGGAGGTGGTGGCATAGGTACTGGTAGTTCTGGAACTGCTATACCAAAAGTAACCCAACCAGTTCCTAGTGATTTTACTGCATTTGGAAATAATGGTGGAGCTCAAGGAAACACTGGTTCTGGAGGCGGTGGAGGCGGCGGTGGTGCTGGCGGTGCTGGAGAAGCTGGTGGTGGTAATGGATTAGGAGATGCTGGTGCTGGACAACCTTTCACAGATTTTCCTGGCCCAGTTCTTTCACCTTTACCAACGATACCTTCCCCACTTGCAACTGCAATCGGCCCAACTGGTGTATTCGGTGGTGGTGGTGGAGGTAGTTTAGGAACTGGATTTTCAACAGTAGCAACACACCCATCAGTTGGTGGTGGTGGACAAGGTGGTGCAAGACCAGGCATAAGTCCTCACCCAGGCCAAAAAAGTGGATTTGATGGTGTAGACGGAACTGGTGGTGGCGGAGGTGGTGCTGGTGGCCCTTCTCCTCCTGCTTCTGGTGGAGATGGTGGAAACGGAATAGTTATAATAAGACAAGCTACCACTCAAGCAACAGCATCTACAATGACTTTAGTTTCAGATACCTTTACTGCAAACTCAACTCCTTCAAGTGCAAGAATAGTTGTGTTCGCAGAATTACCAGATGGAACATCAGACTTTACAGTTTCTGCAACTAGAGATAATACTAATTTTAACAATATTACTTTGACTGATGAAGGATATGCAGCTGGTTCTAGTGGTACTAAAATATTTACTGGTTCAACACCTTTGACTGGAGCTGCGCCTGGTCAACCTCAAGTACAATTAAGATGGAAAATAGTGGGTTCATCTTTGACTGGTGCAAACAAAATTCATGGTGTTGCTTTGCAGTGGAAATAAATTATGCCAAATCCTTTAACTGGTTTAACTCAGATAAAATCAACTGACATCACAGATGGAACTATCGTTGATGCAGACATATCACCTAGTGCAAGTATCACATCTACAAAAACTGGAATTGCAACTGATTTAACTGAGACAAATAATCCTTTTAATATTGGTGTATTAGGATTTAAATACGCAGTCAATAAAGGTTTGACAATATTTAATTTAGTAGATGGTATTGTTGATGAGTTTCATAGTGAAGGTGGTGTAGATACTTCAGAAAATTCAAATGCAATTTACGATTCTACTTCAGATTTTTATACTAATCAACAATCAGGCCCATATCCAGGCAGTCCATACATAGTTTCTGATTTTACAAGTCCAGGCACATATACTGCACCAGCAACAACAACTGCAATTAATTTATTAGTAGTCGGTGGTGGTGGAGGTGGTGCTGACGGCCACCCATCTTATGTTGGTGGTGGTGGAGGTGCTGGTGGATTAATTTATTTAAATAATTTATCAGTTACGAGTGGTGGAACTTATTCTGTTACAATAGGAGAAGGTGGTGAAGGAACTGGTTATCCTGGCCCAGGCACTGGTGAAGACGGAGGTGATACTACTTTTGTATATTCACCAAGTGTAAATATCATAGGTGAAGGTGGTGGTGCTTCTGGTTATACAAATGGTACTCAAAGACCAGGCGGTTCTGGTGGTGGTTTGTCAAATCAACCTCCAGTTGGAAATAGTGGTGGACTGGGAACTCAATCATCTAATCATCCAGTTACTGGATTGTCTGATTTTGAAGGAACTGCATATGTAAATTCTCCACCAAGTTTTTCTGCTGAAGGTTCTGAACAAGTAGGTAGTTTTGGTAATTCTGCAGCTGGGCCACAAGTTTATGGTTTTGGTGGTGGTGGTGCTGGAAGTACAAACTTTAATCATCCTAATGGTGCTGGTCAATCAATAAAAAGTATGGGTGGTGAGGGTTTAGATTATAACATATTAGATGGTTCAACAGCTGTTGGTTTTGGTGGGGGAGGTGGAGCAGGCGCTGGGCCACATCCTCAAAGTCCTGGCGGTGAAGGTGGTGAAGGTGATGAAGGGGGTCGTTCTGGAGGCGATGGTTCTGGAGGAGATGCTGTTGCTAATACTGGTGGCGGTGGTGCTGGTGGCCACCCTGGCGAAGCTGGTGATGGTGCAGATGGTAGAGTTATTGTTGCAACATCACAATTCTTAAATAGTAATACATCTATGACACTAATATCTGACACATTCACTGCAAATGCAACACCAAGTAAAGCAAGGATAGTTTTATTTGCTGAATTACCAGACGGAACTTCTGATTTCACTGTAAGTGCAACAAGAGATAACACCACATTCAACTCAATGACTTTGACTGATGAGGGATTTCAAGCAGGAAGTTCTGGTATTAAGATATTTTCTGGTAGTACACCTTTAACTGGTAGTGCGAGTCCTCAAGTTCAGTTAAGATGGAAAATAGTAGGTTCATCTTTAACTGGTGCAAATAAAATACATGGTGTAGCTCTTCAATGGGCATAGTATATATATTATTATGAAAATATTTAAACAAAAATATAAAACTCCGACTAAAGAAGAATTTCCCCCAATCATATCCTATCACGATAAGAGATACGGTGGTACAATGGTTGATGAACAAGGTCGTTTCTATACAGTAGAAGATGAAACACAAAGACTGTTTCGTTGGGAACGAATGATTCGTAAAAAGGAAAGACAAAAAGAACAAATTAAAACTTGGATTGCAATTAAAGAGGGAAGATATCACAAAAAAAATTATTATATGAATAATAATACTAGTAAACAACATTTTCACTGGAATAAAATGCCTAAACCTAAAACTGGTGGTAAATTATCTAGAAGATTAGATGGTGGTTGGGTAGAAGAATATAAACCAGTAAAATCTACACGATTACATAAATGGTTGCAAGATGCAAAAGAGGGAAAAGTTTTTAATGGACAAAAACATAGAACTAAACAATGGTTAATAAAACCCACTAATGCAGATGTTGAACAAATAAAAAACCCTATTGACATTGAAAAAAAATGATGTATAATTATTGTTATGACAGAATTTACAAGTGGAATATTTAAAGTAATATTAAGCACGAGTTTTGGTCGTGCATTAGTTTATACTTTAGGACACATAATTATTTCAATGATTGTTGTTAGTACAATTACTAACGCAAGTTTATTTGAAGCTGGTCTGGTTGCGTTAATTGAACCAGCAATAAACGGACTATGGTATTATTGCTTAGATAAGTTATGGTCATATTATAAGGATTGAATATGAATTCGTTTACAGACTCAGAGATTGATACTCTGGAACTTCCTAAAAAGGAAGAAGAAAAAAAAGAAGAACCCCAAGAAAAAAATATAGTTGAACCAGATGATAAAAATATTGTCAAACTGGTCGGTAATAAAAACATAGTTTCTATATTAACATCACAGTTTTTTGCAGAGAAAGAATGTGATGCAATAGTAAAAGAAACGGTTAAAGAATTATGGGTTGATAGTTCATTAAAGGGTGTAAGAAAAGCAACACAACAATCTTTACCTATGAATGACAAAGGTTGGCCTTACACTAAAGTGTTGGAACTTGCACAACAAGCTAATGATAAAAATTTTAAAATGCAACTTGCTGGTTTCTATCAAGCAGACAATCCACAAATAGTTTGTTATAAGAACAAAGATATGTATAATTATCATTTAGACATAGGAAACAATGCACCATTTAGAAAATTAACTTTTATTATTCAATTATCTGACACCAAAGATTACGATGGTGGACATATTGAATTAATGAATATGAACACGGATAATAAATTATTTAGAGAAAAAGGTCAAATAATTATATTCCCATCTTTTGTTCCTTGGCGTGTTACCAAAGTCACAAAGGGTGTAAGAAATTGTATTGAGGGTTGGTTACACGGCCCAAGTTATGTATGACATTTAATAAAATCGCACAACAAGTTCCATTTGATAAAAGAGGTAAAATCGTATCTGAGATATGGTTTCCTACATTATTTCATTTTATAGATATTCTAAACTATGAAGAACGAAATAAGAAATGGTTAAAACATATTTTTAAATGGAGAGATGATGATAACAAAGGAATAGTTCGTTCTAACTCAAGAGGTTGGCATAGTGCAGTAGATATGCATATACGAGAAGAATATGAAGACATGGGAAAAGAAGCACTTAAAGTAGGATTGAGAATACAAGAAATAATGGATTTAAATCCAGATACAGAACCAGTCATTGATAATATGTGGGCAAATGTTTCTCAATTTGGTGCTCACAATCGTAATCATACTCACCCAGGCTCACACTTTAGTTTTGTTTACTATTTACAATCTCCAGAAAAATGTGGACAAATATGGTTTTCTGACCCTAGAGCACAAGCAATCGCAGTTCAATTACCATACAACCCAAAAAAACCTAGATTAAGAGAAACACTTAATGAAGTATATTGGGCTCCAGTTCCAGGCAGATTAATTATGTTTCCATCTTGGGCTGTACACGAAGTAGAACCTAATTTATCAGAATTAAAGGGTAAAAAAGGGTTAAGAGTAAGTGTTTCTGGTAATTTAAGTTTTCGTTATAAAAAAGATGCTACTTATAAAGAAGAGAGAGAGGGACACGATGCAAAAGGTTTTCTTACTATGGAGGGTGCAGAGAAAAGAACATAATCTCTTTTTATTATAAATAATAATAAAAGGATTAGTTATGGCAGTACCTACTTCAAAGTCAACATTTAAAGAATATTGTTTAAGAGCATTAGGTAAAGGTGTCATTGATATCAATGTATCTGATGACCAAATAGATGATAGAGTAGATGAAGCTTTACAATATTTCTCAAAATACCATTATGATGGTATTGAAAGAGCATATCTAAAACATCAACTTACTACAGCTGAAATTGCAAGAATGAGAAGTAATGAAAGTGCAGTTACAGCAACCGATAAAGTTGACAGTTCAATTACAGCAGACTTTTTACAACAAGAGAATTATATACCTATTCCAGATAGTGTATTATCAGTTGTAAAAGTCTATCCAGTAACAGATAAATTAACTCAAAATTTATTTGATGTTCGTTATCAATTAAGATTAAATGATTTATATGATTTCAGTTCAACTTCAATAATTCACTATGAAATGACAATGAGGCATCTAGATTTTCTAGACCACATTCTTACTGGTGAATATCCAATAGATTTTAAAGAACATCAAAACAGATTATACATTCACGCAGATATGGAAAAGGATTTCAACAATGGTGACTTTCTTTTAATTGAATGTTATAGAAAATTAGACCCAACAGTTTACACAGATGTGTTTGATGATATGTATTTAAAAAGATATGCAACTGCATTAATTAAAAAACAATGGGGTGCTAACCTATCAAAATTTAACGGTGTTCAAATGTTAGGTGGAGTTACTATGAACGGTGAAACAATCTATCAACAAGCGTTAGATGAAATCACTAAATTAGAAGAAGAAATGAAACTAGGATTTGAGTTACCAGTAAATTATATGGTAGGATAAGTTATGGCAGTCAATAAATTTTTTCACGACAGTAATAAGACTTCTATATCTGCCGAGAGAGACCTATATAAAAATCTAGTTAAGGAAGCTATCCAGATTCATGGACACGATGTCTATTATGTAAATAGAACATTTGTTAATGAAGATACTTTATTTGGTGAAGATACATCATCAACTTTTTCAGAATCACAACTTATAGAAATGTATGTAGAAAATGCAGAGGGTGGTCTTGAAGGTGAGAAAGAATTAGTATCAAAGTTTGGATTAGATATCAAAGACGAAGTTACCTTTGTAGTAAGTAAAGAAAGATTTCAAGACATAACAAAACAAGTTGTTTTAGAATCTGGTACTACTGAAACTTTTGGTGCAGTATTATTAGAAGATGAAACAACTACAAGTGAAAGTGCATATCTTGTAAATGAAGATGAATCTACTGATGCAGATAGACCTTTAGAGGGTGATTTAGTTTTTCATCCTATCATTAATAAAATGTTTGAAATTAGTTTTGTTGACCACGATGAACCTTTCTTTCAATTAGATAACAATCCAGTTTATAAATTAAAATGTAGATTATTTGAATATGGTAGTGAGGGTCTTGATACTGGTGTAAGTGCGATTGACCAAATAGAAACTGATAGTAGTTTAGATGCACTTTCATACCAGTTCACATTAGAACAAACTGGAACATACACAGAAGAAATTTCATTAGAAGATAATGATTTATTATTATTAGATAGAACAGATGGTGGTGGTTCTGATGCTGGTGATAATTTAATTTCTGAAACACAGTTTGGTGCAAGTTCTATATTACTTGAGACTGCTGACACTTTCTACATTACAGTCAAAGATGAAACTGGTGCATTTGAAGAAGACGAAGTTATCACTGGTGCAAACGGTGGACAAGCTTATATTAGGTTAATAAATAGTAACACATTGCATTTTGAATATATAACTGGAACATTTGCAAAAGATGAAGTTATTACTAGTAGAAACAATGGGTTTACTGCAACGATAACTGAAATAAAAGAAGAAAATCATTATCTAATCAATGAAGAATATAATGTAGATACCATTGATGAAAAATCTCAGATTGAAGATTTTGAAAACTTAGATAATACAATATTAGACTTTAGTGAATCAAATCCATTTGGTGACGCTGGGAAGGAATCATAATGTTAGGACAACAATTTTATCACGAAACAATTAGAAAAATAATAGTATCATTTGGTACTATTTTTAATAATGTACAGATTGTCAGAAAAAATAGTTCTGGTAATATTACACAATCTATGAAAGTTCCACTTGCATATGGGCCTAAACAAAAGTTCCTTACACGAATTAGAGAAGATGCAAGTATAAGTAAAACAACTGCAATTACTTTACCAAGAATTGCATTTGAGATACAAACACTTTCTTATGATACAACTAGAAAACTAAATCGTGTTACAAAGATTAGAAAGACAAGTGCAAAAGGTTCTGGTAAATTAGAAACACAATATATGCCTGTGCCTTATAATGTTGATTTACAATTATTTGTTATGGCAAAAAGTGGTGATGATGCACTACAAATTATAGAACAAATATTACCTTTCTTTCAACCAGAATATACAATTACAGTTAATGATAATTTAGATATGAAACAAAAAAGAGATATACCTATTGTATTAACTGGTATAGATTACGAAGATAATTATGAAGGTGATTTCACAACAAGACGAGCAATCATCTATACATTATCTTTTACTGCAAAATTTTATTTGTATGGGCCTGTTACTTCACAGTCTGTTATCAAATCAGTTCAAGTTGACCAGTTTACAGATTTACCAGACAAATCACCTAAGAGAGAACAAAGATATAGTGTCACACCAGAACCAGTATCTGCTGAGTTTGATGACAACTTTGGATTCAATGAAACAACATCTTTCTTCCAAGATGCAAAAGACTTTAATCCAGAAACTGGTAGTGATGAATAAATAAGAGTAGGAGAATAAAGTGCCGATAAGAACATTACCAAGTAGAGCTATTGCAGATGCATCAATACAGGCTGTTGATATTGCAAGTAATAGTATATCAAAAGCAAAAATAGATGCAGACACACGATTAGGTCTGCAAAACGATTCAATTATATTAGATGGAACAGATGGTGCTGGTGCAAACAAAGGTGATTTTTTAACACTAAATGGTACGGATAATTCTAGTACAAATGCAGATGATAGAGTATTATTTAACGAAACTTTTCTAGATAAAGTAAATTTATTTAATATAAACACATTAGGTTCTGCTGGTACTGCACTTAAAGTAAATGATGCTGGAAATGATTTTACATTTGGTTCTGCTGGTACTCATGTTAAAATTACAGAAACAGATGTTACAGGCAGTGTTTCTGAAGTAATATTTGATAATACAATAATGACTGGTTATACTAGATTTAAAATCGTAGTTCATAATCTTACATTTTCAACAACAGCAGATTTAAGAATGGCAGATTCACCAGATAATGGTTCAACTGTATCATTTACTGGTTATTATGGTTCTCACTATTCACAGTTAGGTTCTTCATCTCACGCTTTAGGTTCTAGTAGTAAATCAAATTATTATGAATTTGAGGGTTGGAATTTTAAAGCAAATGTAGGAAATTATTTTGAGATTGATTGTGTGAATTTTGGTAGGTCAGATACTAATGATTACAAAAAATATATAGTTGATTGGATTCATTATAATAACAATAATAATCATTATGGTGTTATAAATTACTTTTCAAGTTCATTAGCATCTGCAATGAATTGGATAAGATTTTATCCATCAAGTGGTACAATAGATGAGGGAAAATTTATTGTTTATGGTGTAAATGAATAATGTCTAAAGTAAATAATATTCTAGATGAAACATTAATAGGTGAACAAATTATGAAGGTTGAAGATAAACCAAAAACTGTTGTCAAAACAAATAATGAAGGTAATGATTTTGAATATCAAAGACAAAATTTTTATTCATTAGTTGAAAAAGGACAAGATGCAATAGAAGGTATATTAGACCTTGCAAGGGAAAGTGAACACCCAAGAACATATGAAGTTGCTGGACAACTAATAAAAAATGTTGCAGAGGTCACAGAGAAACTTGGTGATTTACATTTGAAGATGCAAAAGTTGAAAGAATTACCAGACAAAGGGCCGAAGAATGTAACTAACGCATTGTTTGTTGGTTCTACAACAGAACTACAAAAAATGTTAAAAAATAATAAGTAGGTAAAATGTCTGATACTAAAGTAAACAGTGAGATGATTCAAGACTCTGGTAAAGTTAGTTCTAGTCAGATTCAACCTAATTCAGTTTCATCTGCTGATATATCAAACGCATCAATAGTTGATACTGATATCTCTCCATCAGCTGCAATCGCATTAAATAAATTTAGTTTGCCTGGAAGTTCATCAGATTTTTTAAAAGGTGATGGAAGTTTTGGTGCTGTTGATTTAAGTGCAGTAGGTAATAATGCATTTAATGTTGGTGTGTTAGGATTCAAAATGGCGGTCAATGAAGGACTGACTATTTTTAATCTTGTTGATGGTATTGTAGACGAATTTAATAGTGAGGGTGGTATTGATACTAGTGAAAACTCTAACGCAGCTTATGAATCTGCATCAGACTTTTATCAAAATTTATCACCTACGCCTGGTGTTGCAATGCATCTCGGTGTAGATGCAGTTACATTTGAAAACCCAGAACACGCACCATTAATTACATATACTTCTCAAGAGGCAACATTCGGTGCATTTGGAACTCAAGGTAGTATCACATTTCCCACATTAACAACTTCAATAGAAGCAACTATGGTTGGTGCTGGTGGTGCTAATAATGGTAATGGTGCTGGTGGTTCTGGTGGTAGTGTACAAGGTACAATAACAAGTCCATCTATTGCTGGTGCGACTTGGGATTATGTTGTTGGTGAAGGTGCTACTGGCCCACAATACAGTACCCCTCAATACACAGCTCCACAAATAGGTGGTAATGGTGGTTATGGTGGTGGAGGTGGTAGTGCTGTTGGTGGCGGTGGTGGTTTTACTGGAATTTTTGATGGTGAAGTTACAATTATAGAAGGTGGTGCATATAATGAAATTGGACTTCATCATCAACCAGATTCGCCTGGCACTTATCCAGATGAAGGGCCAGGTTTTGCAGATACAGTTTCCCCAACTAATGCAAGTGAATCAGTTTTAATTGTAGGTTCTGGTGCTTGTGGTGAGAACTCAAATGGTGCTCCACAAGCACAAGCTGGTGGTGGTGGATTTACTGCTGGTACTAATGGTTCTGGTAGTTTTAGTGTACCTACTGCTGGTTCTGGTGGTACTAATGCATCTGGTGGTGGTGCAGACCAAGAAGCAAACGGACATTTAGGGTCATACCCTTTTGGTGAGGGTTCTGGGTTTGGCCCAGCAGAGTGGACACAAGAATCTCCACATCCAGATGCAATACATTTTCAAGGTGGTGGTATTGCTTATCCACCTTATCATTATGGTGGTGGTGGTTCTGGATATCACGGAGGTGGTGGTACATCTGACCCAGGCGGTTATACTGGAGGTGCTGGTGGTGGTGCTGGATATTCTAATCCTACATATGTTCCCACTCCATCTTTAGAATATGAAACAGCAGTTGGAAGTAGAAATTCACATCCTGCTCCATTAAGTGTGTTTGATGAAGCACCATATTATACTGCATTACCGTCACCAAGACAAGCACTTTTTGTAGCTGGAGCTCAAGGTGAAGGTGCAGCTAGTGGTACTACAAACATTGGTGGTGATGGTGGTATTCTTTTAGTTTTTGATGCTGGTTCAAGTTCAACAAGTATGACTTTAGTATCAGATACTTTTACTGCAAACTCAACACCATCTACTTCACGAATTGTTTTATTCGCAGAACTAGCAGATGATTTAAATACCGATGTTGCAATATCAGTCACAAGAGATAATACTACATATAATTCAGTATCATTAACTGATACTGGATATGTAAGTGGTTCAAGTGGTATTAAGATATATACTGGTTCAACTCCTTTAACTGGAAGTGCTAGTCCACAAGTTCAGATGAGGTGGAAAGTTGTTGGTTCATCACTTACTGGTACAAATAAAATTCACGGAGTTGCACTACAATGGGCATAACTAAGTTAGAAAATCAGAATTTAAGTAATGATTCTATTGGAAGTGGAGAAATAGATACTGGTGCAGTTGATACTTCTAAAATAAGTGCAACAATTACAAATGAAGATATTTCTCCTAGTGCAAACATTTCAGCAACTAAGGTTGCATTACCTGGCCCACCATCACAATTTGTTCGTGGTGATGGTTCATTTGGTGCTATTGATACAACTGGTATTGATGAAAATGCATTTAACATTGGTGTCTTAGGTTTCAAGATGGCAGTTAATGATGGACTCACAATATTTAATTTAAAAGATGGTGTTGTAGATGAATTTAATGATGAATCTGGCGTAGATACTGCTGAAAATGTTACTGCATCTTACGACTCTAGTTCAGATTTTTATACGAATCAAGGAACAAATATTCCTATACCTTCTCCAGAAGTAGGTAGAACATCTATTACTTCACTTGGTTCTGGAACATATTCTGTTGAACCTGGCATTACAACAGTTAATGTATTAGTCGTTGGAGGCGGCGGAGGTGGTGGTTCTGGTGGTTATAATTATACTAAAGGTGGTGGTGCTGGTGCTGGTGGTTTAATTTATTACCCAGATTATCCAGTAACGCCTGGTGGTTCAGTTTCAGTATCAGTAGGTGCTGGTGGTGAGGGTTCTGGGTACAATCCTCCAGCGCCTGGTTCTGCACCTTATACACCAACTTCAAGACCAGATAGTCGTGTAGGAACTGGTGAATTTGGTGGTTACGAACATCCACAATATAGTTATCCAATGTCACACACATATTACTCGCCTGGACAAACTGGTACTGATTCTGCATTTGGGCCTCTTATAGGTGAAGGTGGAGGTGCTGGTGGTGGTTGGTTAACCAGTGGTTCACATCCATATATGGGTGGTGTATCTGGTGAAACTTATCACGAAGGTGGAAGTGGTGGTGCTGGTGGTTCTGGGCCACAAAGTTATGTTGGTGCTGGTGGAGAGGGTAAACAAACTGCAAATCATCCAATACCATTGACTCCATCAGTTTTACCAGTAAACTCGCCTGGAAGTTTTGGTAATAATGGTGGTACATTACAACCAGATGTTCCTACTGACACTGCAGCTGGTGGCGGCGGTGGCGCTGGTGGTGTTGGTGGAGATGTTGAAGGAAGTGGAGAAGCTGGTGGAGCTGGTGGTATAGGATTAAATTATAATATTGCTGATGGTACTACATCAGTGGGTTATGCTGGTGGTGGTGCTGGTTCTGATACGCCTGGTTTTCCAGATGGTACTTCAGTACCTTTTGGTGGTGGAGATACAAATCAAACTAATCATCAACAACCAAATTGGTTTCCTGGCTTGCCTGGTGCTGTAAATAGTGGAGGTGGTGGTGCTGGTGGAAGAAATGTTAATCCTTCTTCTCCTGCTGGTGGTGCATACGGTGGTGATGGTGGGCCTGGTATTATAATAGTTGCAGAAAGTAAACGAAATGTTTCTAATACAAGTATGACTTTAGTATCAGATACTTTCACTGCAAGTTCAACACCAACTAAAGCAAGAATTGTAGTATTTGCAGAATTACCAGACGGTCTTTCTGATTTTACTATAAGTGCAACAAGAGATAATAGTACATTCAATGCAATAACTCTTACAGACGAGGGTTTTGAAGCAGGAAGTTCTGGTATTAAAATATTTACTGGTTCAACTCCTTTAACTGGTTCAGCGAGTCCACAAGTTCAACTTCGTTGGAAAATAGTAGGTTCATCTTTGAGTGGTGCAAATAAAATTCACGGAGTATCATTACAATGGGAATAACAAAAGTAAATAAAAATCTTATTGGTGATAGTGCATTAGATTCTGATAAACTTGCAGATAGTAGTGTTAATTCAGATATAATATTAGATAATACTATCGCAAATACAGATGTATCACCACAAGCTAGTATTGCATTTTCAAAATTAAATTTGCCTGGTAGTGCATCAGAATTATTAAATGGTGCTGGTGCATTTCAAGTTGCAAATGTAGCACAATCAGATACAAATACTTTTAATATTGGTGTATTAGGTTTTAAAATGGCAGTCGCAGAGGGACTCACAATATTTAATTTAAAAGATGGTGTTGTGGATGAGTTTAATGATGAGTCTGGTATAGATACTGCTGAAAATTCTAATGTAACATATGATAGTTCTTCAGATTTTTACTCTGGTGGTTCTGGTTTTATGCCCTCTACTCCACCAACTCAAAATATATTTTCATTTACAGCAACTGGGCCCCACACATATACTGTTGAGTCTGGAGTTACGAGTGTTAATGTTTTAGTTGTTGGAGGTGGTGGAGGTGGAGGCTCTGGTGGTTATAATACTGTTAAAGGTGGTGGTGCTGGTGCTGGTGGTTTAATATACTATCCAAATTATCCAGTAACGCCTGGTGGTACAGTTGCAGTAGTGGTTGGTGCTGGTGGAGAAGGTGCTGGATATAATCCTCCAGCGCCTGGTTCAACACCTTACACTCCTACTGCAAGACCAGATGGCCGTGTAGGAACTGGCGAATTCGGTGGTTATGAACACCCACAATATTCATACCCAATGGCACATACATATTATTCACCTGGCGAAACTGGTTCTGATTCATCTTTCGGGCCTCTTATAGGTGAAGGTGGAGGTGCTGGTGGTGGTTATCTAACTTCTGGTTCGCATCCATATATGGGTGGTGTATCTGGTGAAACTTATCACGAGGGTGGTTCTGGTGGTGGTGGTGGTGCTGGGCCTGGGCCATATATGGGGCCTGGTGGGGAAGGTAAACAAGATGAAAATCATCCTATTCCATTAAGTCCTTCAATTTTACCAGTAAATTCGCCTGGAAGTTTTGGAAATGATGGTGGTGTAAATCAACCAGATGCTGGGGGTGAACTAGCAACTGCTGGTGGTGGCGGCGCTGGTGGTGTTGGTGGAGATGCAGAAGGCCCTATCGGTGGAGAGGGTGGTAATGGTTTACTTTATAATATTGCAGATGGTACTACATCAGTAGGTTATGCTGGTGGTGGTGCTGGTGCTGGTGCAGGCGAATTTCCAGAAGGTACTTCAGTACCTTTCGGTGGTGGAGATACAAACACCACCCCATTAGTACAACCAAATTGGTTTCCTGGCTTGCCTGGTGCTGTAAATAGTGGTGGAGGTGGAGCTGGTGCAAGAAATATTAATCCTTCCACTCCTGCTGGTGGTGCTGTTGGAGGAGATGGTGGGCCTGGTGTTGTTATTGTTAAAGAAATACAAGGTAATATATCAGATACATCAACAACCTTAATATCTGATACATTTACTGCAAGTTCTACTCCGACTAAAGCAAGAATAGTGGTATTCGCAGAAATTAATAGTGCATTAAATTCAGAACTAACTGCATCTGCAACTAGAGATAATACAACTTTTAATGCAATAACTTTAACAGATACTGGGTATGTATCTGGTTCTTCTGGAACTAAAATATTTACTGGTAGTACACCTTTAACTGGTTCAGCAAGTCCTCAAGTACAAGTTCGCTGGAAAATAGTAGGTGCTGGATTATCTCATGTTAATACTATTCACGGTGTTTCACTTCAATGGGCATAGAAAATCAATATCTAGGAAATCCTAATTTAAAGAAAGCATTTGTAAGTCAAGAGTTTACAAAAGAAAATATTCTTGAGTTTCAAAAATGTATGAATGACCCACAGTATTTTATAGAAAAATATATAAAAATTGTATCATTAGATAAAGGTTTAATACCATTTGATATGTACCCTTTTCAAAAAGAAATGGTTGGTACATTTCACAACAATCGTTTTACAATCTGTAAACTACCTAGACAATCTGGTAAAACAACCACAATGGTTTCGTATATATTACATTATGTTTTATTTAATCAAAATATGAATGTAGCGATACTTGCAAACAAAGCTGCAACTGCAAGAGATATTTTATCTAGATTACAACTTGCATATGAACATTTACCTAAATGGTTGCAACAAGGAATACTATCGTGGAATAAAGGTAGTTTAGAATTAGAAAATGGTTCACGCATAGTTGCAGCTTCAACATCATCAAGTGCAGTTCGTGGTGGTTCATACAATATGATATTTTTAGATGAGTTTGCGTTTGTACCTACAAATATTGCAGAAGAGTTTTTTAGTTCAGTTTATCCTACTATTTCATCTGGTCAATCTACAAAGGTGATTATTGTGTCAACACCAAACGGTATGAATATGTATTATAAATTATGGACAGATGCAGAAACAAAAAAGAATACTTATGTACCGATAGAGGTTCATTGGTCTGAAGTACCAGGCAGAGATGAGAAATGGAAAAAAGAAACGATTGCAAATACAAGTGAAGCACAGTTTCAAAAAGAATTTGAGTGTGAGTTCTTAGGTTCTACTAATACATTAATAAATGCATCTAAAATAAAAACAATACCTTTAAGAACACCTTTAACATCTAATGCTGGTCTTGATGTATATGAAAAACCTAAAAAAGGTGGTACATATGTAATTGTTGCAGATGTAGCTAGAGGTATTCAAGGTGATGCATCTGCATTTATAGTTGTTGATGTTTCTCAATTACCATATCGTATGGTTGCAAAATATAAAAATAATGAAATAAAACCTATGTTATTTCCTAATATTATTAAAGATGTTGCACTTGCATACAATCAAGCATTTGTATTAATAGAAGTAAATGATATTGGTGACCAAGTTGCAAATGCATTACAATTTGATTTAGAATATGATAATCTAATTATGGCAAGTATGAGAGGTCGTGCTGGTCAAATAGTTGGTGGTGGATTTAGTGGTGGTAAATCACAACTTGGTGTGAGAACAACTAAAGCAGTTAAAAAAATCGGTTGTTCTAATCTAAAAACAATGGTAGAGTCTAATAAGATTATATTGGAAGATTACGATATAGTTGCAGAGATGTCTTCATTTGTTCTTCACGGACAGTCATATCAAGCAGAAGAAGGACACCACGATGATTTAATGATGTGTTGTGTACTATTTGCGTGGTTATCTGGACAAACTTATTTTAAAGAACTTACTGACAGTGATGTTAGAGCTAAGTTGTTTGCAGAAAGTCAAAATCAATTAGAACAAGACCTTGCACCATTTGGTTTCCTAGATAATGGTATTGATGACCCTATACCACAAGTAGATGAATATGGTGAAAGGTGGACACCAGTTGTTAGGAAGTATGATACAAATTGGTAAATGAATCTTCATCAATTAAATCATTATCTTTTTTCAAAAAACAGTTATGACAGACTATTACATTGTTATCTATTTGTTCTAATAACAATTTTCTAGTATCTTTTTTTAAACTTTTCTTTTTAGAATCTGCACGAATCTTTCTATCATCTGGATAAAATTTTAATACAACTATTTCAGATTCACCACAATATTTACAAGATTTATCTCTTAACTGTTCGTTAATCCATTTGTCTTTTAATCTACGGTGTCTTCGTGCAACTTTTCGTATTGTGTTACGGTATTTTTGATAATGTTCACTCATATTTATATTTAGACTTGGTATAAAAACAAACATACAAAAAACGATTTTTTATAAATATAGTTGTAGTAGATTAATTAAACTATATAAGGAGTAGAAATATGGGTTTTCAAGTTTCTCCAGGCGTAGAAGTCAAAGAAGTTGACCTAACGAATATCGTCCCTGCTGTTTCTACAACTATTGGTGCTGTTTGTGGCCCCTTTGAAAAAGGGCCTGTCAGTGAAATAACAAGTATCAGTTCCGAAAAACAACTCGTTGAAGTATTTGGTAAACCAAATGCAAACAATTTTGAGTATTTTTTCACAGCTGCAAACTTTTTACAGTATTCAAATTCACTAAGAGTTGTAAGAACTGAAAGTACATTGAAAAATGCATCTTCTGGTGGTTCTGGTATATTAATCAGAAACACTTTGCATTATCAAGAATCTTTTGCAGACGGACAAGGTACTCACGGTACTTGGTCAGCAAGAACGGCTGGTATACACGCAAACGGAATTAAAATAGACATTTGTGATAAAAATAACTTTTCAGAAATGTCAAATAAACAAGTTAATGATGCTTCTGCATCTGCAGCTGAAACAACAATTACAATGGATGCGATTGCAACTGGTGATTTTGCAGTTGGTGAAGTTATAGAATTTTATTCAGACGCTGGTGGTACAGTTTTTGCAACTGGACACGAAGCACAAAAATACGAAATTACAGCAGTTGATTTTTCTGCTGAAACAATTACATTTAGACAATTAGATGACCCTGCTGGTAGTGGATTAATCGCAGACCTAGCAGATGACTCTTATGTAAAAAGATACTGGAGATTTTCAGATTTATTTGATACTGCTCCAGGCACATCTGAATTTGCAACTGCAAGAGGTGTTCTTGATGATGAAATACACATTGTTGTATATGATTCATCTGGAAGACAAACTGGTTTTGATAACGATGTTGCTGGTGAGAGATTAAACTCTATACTAGAAACATTTGCATTTGTATCAAAACACCCAGAAGCAAGTACACCTCAAGGTAATTCAAATTTTTATCCAGATGTAATTTACAGAGATTCTAAATTTGTTTATTGGGGAGACCACCCAACTGCAGCTATTGATGCATCTGGTGACTGGGGTCAACCTCTTTCATCTGATTTATCAGTACAAGGTTCAAGTGCTTTTAATAAACTTACAACTGGTGTAGAAAATGTAGATAGGTCTACACTTGCAAATGGAACAGATGATTATGCTGTTACAGACGGTGAACAACTTACTGCATACGCAAGATTTGATGACGGTGAAGCAGTTGATGTAAACCTAATTATGGCTGCAAAAGCAACTTCAACTCTTGCAACAAACTTAGTAACTATCGTGGAAAAAAGAAAAGATGCATTAGTCTTTATTTCTCCAGAAAGAAGTGATGTTGTAGGTGTTGCAGATTCTAACACACAAACTACAAATGTCAAGAACTTTTTTGATTTACTTCCAAGTACATCATTTGCAGTTTTTGATAGTGGTTACAAGTACCAATATGATAGATTTAACGATGTGTATCGTTATGTACCATTAAATGGTGATATCGCTGGTGTAACTGCATTTACTGAATCTGTTGCAGATGCGTTTTTCTCTCCTGCTGGTTTTACCAGAGGTCAAATTAGAGGTGCAGTTAAACTTGCATACGAACCTAACAAAGACCAAAGAGATACACTATATAAAGCAAGAATTAATCCAGTTAACTCATTTCCTGGCCAAGGTACTGTGTTATTTGGTGATAAGACTGCTCTTGCAAAACCAAGTGCATTTGACAGAATTAATGTTAGAAGATTATTCATTATTCTTGAAAAGGCAATCGCAACTGCAGCTAAGTTCCAACTATTTGAGTTCAATGATGAATTCACAAGAGCTCAGTTTAAAAACTTAGTAGAACCTTTCTTGAGAGAGATTCAAGGACGAAGAGGTATTACTGACTTTAAAGTAGTTGCAGATGAATCTAATAACACTGGTGAAGTAATTGATAGAAACGAATTTGTTGCTGACATTTTTGTCAAACCAACAAGGTCTATCAACTTTATCACTCTTAACTTTGTCGCTGTACGAACTGGTGTTGCGTTTACAGAGATAGGAGGGTAATTAGATGGCAAATATTAACGATTTTAAATCAAGACTCGCTGGTGGTGGTGCTCGTGCCAATCAGTTTAGGGTAATATTACCTCCTCCAGTCGGACAAGTAACTGCAGCTATCAATACTGAACAGTTTGCATTTCTGTGTAGGTCAGCATCTTTGCCTGGTCAAACACTTGCTGAAATTGCAATTCCATTCAGAGGTAGAACTCTTTATGTTGCTGGTGAAAGAACATTTGAAACTTGGACTACTTCTGTATTTAACGATACAGATTTTGGAGTTCGTAGAGAAGTTGAAAGATGGATGAACGGTATTAATGACTTAGTTAATAATACTGGTGCAACAAACCCAGCTGATTACAGAGTAGATATGATTGTTCAACAACTAGATAGAGATGATACAATTCTTCATCAATATGTTCTTGAAGGTTGTTATCCTCAATCATTAGGTGCAATAGAACTTGCATATGATACTAATGATGCTATTGAACAATTTGATATCATTTGGAGATATGACACATTCAGAGTCACAGGCATCAATTTATAACTCTATAAATATAACAATATAAAGGAGTTGTAGATAATGGCTGAGTTTTTTGGTTTTGAAATAAAAAGAAAAGAAAAAGAGTTGGGGGCGGTAACGCCTCCAGCTACTGATGATGGTACATACGATATATCTGGTGGTGGTTTCTATTCCACAATTCTAGACACAGATGGTCGTTCTCGCACAGAAGATGATTTAATCCGAAGATATAGAGATATTGCAATACAACCAGAGTGTGATAGTGCAATAGAAGATATCGTGAGTGAAGCAATCGCATCTGATGAAAGAGATATGTGTGTATCTATTGCATTAGATAATTTACAAGTTTCTACTTCAATTAAAAAAAGAATAAAAGAAGAGTTTGAAAGAATACTTCAATTATTAGATTTTAATAATAAAGCACACGATATTTTTAGAAGATGGTATGTTGATGGAAGATTATTCTATCATAAAGTTATTGATACTAAAAGTCCAAGAAAAGGTATTCAACAACTTCGTTATATTGACCCTAGAAAAATTAAAAAAGTTAGAGAAGTACAAACTGATAAAAAGGGTGGTGTTGATGTTGTAAAAAAATTCAAAGAGTTTTACATATATAATCAACACGGACATCAAGTTAATAATACTTCTACTGGTGTTAAATTAACATTTGATTCAATTTCATATTGTCCATCTGGTCTTATTGATATGCATAAAGGTACAGTATT